GTACCACGTTTCCATTAGAAGTACCTGTGTCTTTGGTTGCCGCACTTCCTAATCCAAGATTCGTTCTTGCTGTTCCTGCATTGTTCAAGTCGCTTAGGTTGTTGGCAATTGCAAGCTTGGTGGCGTCTGTTCCTGTCACTCCTGTTAATTGTGATCCATCAACAGCAGGCAGACCCGTTGCATCCAACAGCACTACGTTTCCATTAGAAGTACCTGTGTCTTTGGTTGCCGCACTGCCTAATCCAAGATTGGTTCTTGCTGTTCCTACATTGTTCAAGTCGCTTAAGTTATTGGCAATTGCAAGCGCTGACACATCAGATGCCCCCAAAGATACGACACCAGTTTGACCGTTTACAGATGCCACAGCGTCAGTATTATCAATAACATCAAACATAGAGGAGGTAATTGGGGAGGCTGCATCTTGATTGAATACAATGTGATCACCTACATTTAAGGTGACCCCTGCTAGGGTTCCACCTGTGGAAACAATATAAAAGTCACCTTTTGTACTTGTGGTTAAGTCTGGTGTATTTGTGGTAGCGTTATATGATCCTTTATATACAAGACCACCCGTGACGCTTCCTGCTGTGGCTGGATTAGGTTTTATTTCAATACTCATAAGTCACCTATTTTTCAAAGCCTGCAATAAAATAAACTGTGTCGCTTCCCGAGCCTTTTTTATAGGCTATGGTTGTGACATCTGTTGAGATGGTTGCAATGTCATCGCTGTAAGAATAATCAACAGGTAACTCATTTGTGATTGCGTCACCGGCGCCTGTCCTTGCTCTGTACTTAATGTACATTAAATCAGTACCTTTGTTGATTGCAGCTAAAAAAGCAAACTTCAAACCGCTTGCACATGCCGACCCTGTGGTAGTATCTACAAAATCGCTCGAGGTTAAATCATTAAAATCAGTATTATTAACAGAGGAAGCATTAAACACACCTCTGACATTACCTGCACTTATTGGATCATTGGTTTGAAATCCCATCTTTTGTCTCTCCTGTGTTAGGTTGCGTCTTTGCTTTGATCACGTTGGACCCTGCAAAGATCAAGAATAAGCTATCAATAGCACTTATGATTTCGGCATGTGCTTTATTGATTAAAGCAAGTATAAAGAGTACAAGCAAGGTACAATAAAACGCCATTGCTTTTCTGCCACCAAAAAAATCAAGAAGTGTCTTCTCTTTATCTTCTGTGTGTTCTTCTGTTTCACTCATCATAATCCTCATCAATTAAACGATAAACATGAGCAACGTCTTTTAGATTTCGAGTACGCTTGACAACACCCTCAACCCAATTTTGATCTGGTCCTACACCGTGCGCATTCCCCTCGATTGTGTGAAAGTCTCCATCTTTATTGGGAATTGTTCGAGCAAGTGTGATGTGATTTCCATAAAATGGTGTCTGTTCTTTGGAAGTGAACACAACCACAAGGTCACCCGGTCTAATATCCTCTTTTTTTTGATAACGAGATGTTTGTTGCCAATTGTCATAAAGTCTATAACATGAAGGAAAGATTTTAGACCGAATATTGAAGCGTACCTTTGGACCATAAACAGCAGCGGCAAACGCACCACACCAAGCAAATTGACCGTTTTTTACATAGTCATCTTCCCAAGTCCAACCAAGAGCATTTTTGTTTTTGATGTAGTAAGTGATTCTGCTTGAATCTCCACCCTCGCCGGGTTCAGTTATATTGTCACTCCATTCTGATTCTGCATTTTTCAAAACATAAGATACGTTCTCATGTGGATTTACATTTCTTTCAATGTTTACCTGGATGTCTTTTTTAACATTCACATCTATATTGATCTGGTTAAATGCTCGTCTATATCTTCTCACTTCATGTTCAAGTATATCGAGTTTCTCTTCTAATTGTGCCTTTGTGAATCTGCTCATACATATTCCTTTCCTTTTTCGGTTGATGCAATTATACCCTGAGAGTCAGCAATATAAGCGTCAATCTTTTGATCTGCGTTTGCTGATGTAAATATAGTCGGTTCTAGTGTACCGTTTAAAGTTGAGATGCCATGAGATGCCGTAAAGGTGATTGTGGCTGTAGTTCCATTATCGACTATAGAGGAGATGGTCAAGCCTGTGATTGATCCATCTTGATTGCCCGGCGGTAGGTAGTCCACAACATCACCCGCTTTAAAAAAGTCAGAATCTTTCACATCAACACCCAAGGCATTAGAGTTTGAAAAAGTATCTTGATCTATTGTGACTGTAGTTGTGGAGGGTGTTGCTGTTACAAGTGCTGAATCATTCCATGAAGTAGATTTTAATCCAGTGTGTATTAATTCAATTTCACAACCCTCACCCATTAATTCCTGATGTATTGAACGAATAAAACCGACACCCTCAGTCACTCCATAATCTGCACCATATGACTTCAAAAAAGGAGAACTTACCACTGCATATCTACCTACATCCATGAGAGCGCTTTGACCTGTTCCAATTGAACCACGCCACACCCTTAAAGGATTTGATAAAAGATTAAATATTCTTGTGACGACAGGTAAGAAGAATGAAAAAGTATCTCCACCTGTTCCCCCTATTTGATCAGTAGATACACCGAATAAATCTAACTTAATTCCTTTAGTCTCATTGTTATATCTATTAATAGCCTCTTGATTATTAAAGACTCGTTTGGTTCTTAGTTTCTGTTCATTTACATCATAATCAAAATTGATTTCAATCTGTGTGACTATATCCTCATAAGTTGACCATCTTGGGGGATCATCAGAAAGCCAGTCACCTTCATTCACTGTGAGCGCACTTGCCGCCGCTTGTTCGAGTCCAATGGGTTGCAGTGCAATCTTACACCTTCCATTCTCATTTCTTCTCATCACAAGCACCGCACCCATGGCTTGTAGAAGTGGGGTAAGTACTCCTCTAAAATCCTCACCCTCACTTCTCAAGTCAAGGTTAATCATAATGTTTGGTATAGATTCATATTGCAAGAATGAGTTTATATCAATTTCAGATTGGTCAATATTTAAACCGAGTGAAGATTGATCAAAGTCACCATTTACGCTTGATCCTCCACCAGATTGTAAAAGTCTTAAGATTGCCTCGCCGGGTGTTTGGAATGTAATTCGATTGCTTAAATATATTTGTGCGGGTTCAAAGCCTGACCAATCACCAAAGCTCGAGCGCCTTGAGTCTGCAAAGGGTTCCTCTATATGTAGAAGAAAGCCTATGCTTGCACCGTCAAAGGTTGCAACAGTTTGGTGAGTAATAGGAAAAGTCTGTGTAGATTCCTGCTCTTGTAATCTGTCATAATAAGTCACCTCGATTGAAAAGGTGACGCCTGCACTAGCTGCCGTGGGAAGTCCTAAATTATCTTTCACCAGTATAGTTGGTTCACCATTTTGATAGTAGGCAAGGGCTGTTCCTCTAATCTCATTCTTTTTACTTTGTCCCTTTCTGTCTCCACCTGTAAAGCTTGCCCAACTTGCAGACTCAAAGGGTTCATCCACGGCACCCCTTTGCTTGATAGGGTCAGTGGGAAAAGGCGTCACCCATATATCAAAAGGATAGTATAACCTCTGCATATTATCAGTAGTATAAACACCTGTTGAGTTATTATCCCAAATCCCTAAAGGTGGCAGTTCATAAACAAACTGCAAATAGTTTAAAGCCCTTTTACCTGTAAAAAAGAAAACTGCCGTATTGGCTGTTTCTCTATTTACTAAAGACTTCATCATAAAACTTGTATCGTCTGAAATCTTCCAATTTATAAAAGCGCCTAAGGTTCCCTGACTTGATCCAGTTTGATTGGATTCTAAAACTGTATTGATAATTTCAGGAAATCTTTGAACCCCTGATGTTAATCTATACGATTTCACCTCACCTCGAGGAGTTCTTACTTTAACTCTTTTAGTGGCTGATGTACTAGGTACAAGTGTATTATATGTGGGGTTTGTATTATCATAAGTTAATGAAGTAGAACCCATTGTATGGGGGAAGAGTCTGCCGTCCGAATTAATGATCTCAGGATAACGAGGATGGATTATAAAATTACCATTGTTTGACGGTGGTAAACTTGCGTCAAAAGTTGTTCCATGGTCTATGGGTAAATCACTTGTAGAGTAGGTTAAGGTATTAGAGGCTGTTGAACCCGTGACTCTAAATGATTCGCTCTCTGTTGTAATAATAGCAAACTCTAATTTGGATCCATGTAAGTCATCAAAGTGATGAAAGCCTTGAAGCAATTGTGTTTTAGTTGCTGTTTCAGAAAGCTTATTATCAATCAAAGCGGTGAGAGGAACTAAAGACAATTCAATAGAATCTATGCTTTCTACATTTGGAGACTGCTCTATAAATCCATTAATGACTTCAGTCATGGCATTTATAGAACCGTCAGGTCTTTTCTGTCCCATAAACAAGGAGGCTTTGCGCCCTCGAAAGTTTACTATCTCGGTGAAGACCTCAGGAACATTAGTGCCACCCAAAGAAGAAACATGATTTTGTATAGGTGTCCTTCCAACTCCTCTATTAGATATGGTTAAAGTGGTTGATGTTGCACCACTAACCCGCACCGTTTCGGCACCAATGTGCATGACTCGAGGGTAAGAAAGAGAAGTAAAATCTTGATCTATCGTAATTGTTTTAGTCGAATCATTATGAAATATATTAGTCGAGATTTGAGCTTTACTAATATCTGTGGCACGTGGTCCACATCTTCCAAAGACTACATGAGGGTCACTAGAAGTACCTCTCAATCTTTCACTCGATAAAGTAATCGAGACTGGTGCATAGTCAGCAATGCCACCAGCAGGATCAACACTAGCCTGATAGGCGCCCACACTCACAATTCCTTGTACATTGGTATAGGCTACACCTGTTGTTAAATTAGCGTTTAAATTGGTTGCACTAATATCTACATCATCAGATACATATCTGATTGAAAGACCACCAATCTCTAAAACAAAAACTCTTCTCCCATTGTCCTCAAGTATGCTCATGGTGTCACCTCAGGTTGATATAAATCAAAGAAAGAAACAGAAACTAAATCACAGTCCTCTACTTCAACTTCAAAAAGCAACATATCACCACGGTTTGAGGTTGGTATGTACAAGGGTCTAGGGTCATCTGTACCACTTGTACTACTTGGTGGATTGTAAAAGGTTGCCCCTGTTGTGGCTGTGGCTGGTCTGTCTAAGTCTCCATCATTAAACATTTGTAAATGAGCAGGGAAACTAAACTTAACTGCTTTGGAAAGCACTGTTCCACTTGTATCCTTAATTCTAAATGTGATTGCCGGGCTGTTTCCACTGCTTGAATTAGTTGCCACATATTGAAAAATAACACCAATCCATTCACTTATGGGGGTACTTGCATAATAAAAAGAATAAAACTTGTTTGTCTTATTGAGACCCGGTGAGATGCCAGACCAATTGGTAAAGGTTGGAATGTTTATTATGATTCCATAATTAGCACTTGTGTCTTTGGCGATTGTATAATTTGCATGTCCTAAAAACTTACAATGAGACATTTGTACTAATGCCTGAGCAAATTGATTTACTACACCACCCATGACAGTCACACCCATAAACGTGGCTTGTTCTCTTGCCAATGGTTGAAAAGATCGAGGTATAAGCATTTAATTACTCCAAGCAGCTAAGGCGGTGATTCTTGGTAAACTGTTCACCGCTGCTAATCTTGAAACATTATCTAGTAAAGTATCGGATTCTGTATAAGCAGTGGGATTTACTTTATATAAAGGTACTCCAAAGTTTATGGACTCTAGCGTTGTGTTTTCAAGGTCAGGAGTAAAATTAAATACATTCCAACCATTTGTATCAACTGAAAAGATTCTATTCATAAATGCGAACTTTTTAGTACCACTTATACCGACTACATAAATCCACAAAGTAATCTGACCACCTCCAACAAATAAGGGACTTTGTAGTTGCATTGTTTGACAATCTCCAATACCTAAAGTCTTGGATCCTCGACCTCGACCTGCGAAGGCGCTGGATGGATTTTCGACACCTGACCAAATCAACAAAGGTCTTTTTCTAGTGCGCATTGTTTGAATGTTGTTTCTCCATTGTACACCCGCTCTAGAGGTAAGTGCATTTTTAGCGCCTAGTCTACTAATCCCAAAGGGTGTAATTTTGTCGGTACCCTGTGCGCTCTCACTTGTAGCCAATGGTGTCGTTAATGCAACGAATCGAGATGCCACCGTTTGAATATCTAAATCATAAGTAATTGTGTCTACTTTTCCACTCATAACAATATCTAAATAAGTTGCTGTTGTAGACGTGGTGAAGGTGTGGGTGACTGTGCCATGTGTGTGGGTGCTTGCTGTGGATGTCACTGAGATTGTACTATTACCCTGTGAAACACTATTACCATCTGTCAAAGTGAATTTGATTGTCCCTGTTCCTGCTGATGTCAAACGAGAGGCAACATGAAACTCAATACTTGTATGATCATTTGAGGGCATAGGAACACGCCACCTACATAGATCAACATAGGTTTTAGAATTAGTCACGCAAGTGTGAGCATCAAAAGATTGACTGATACTGTTCGAGGTGCCACCGTGTGCATGAAGATAATTGGATAGTTGACCCATACGAGTTAGAGAGGCTGTCTTTATAATGCGTCCTGCAATGAGGTCACCTGTATCAGGTATATCAGGAGGAAGTGTAAATGTATTTGCCATTTTATAAATGCTCCATAACTAAAGTGACGGGTACTCTTCTTTTAAGTCTGTTTGGATATGCCAAGTTGATACTGTTGGCATCTAATAAAGAACACCTAATTCTTCCTGTGTTGCCATTGTCCTCAGAAGTAAAAAGCAAACTAAAAGCCGCCTGACTTGCTGTCACTCCACTTGTAATTAATGAGCGCCTTGAGTCTCCTACATTCTGATAAAATGCTATTCTTTCACCATCTCCGATAAATGAAATAAAGTTATTAGTAAAATGACGATATAAATCTTTTTGATCAAGTAAGGCGTCAAGGTCAAAGAGTAAAATGGATTGTACATAAGATCCAACAAAGTTAGAGGCATAGCCCCCCCCAATTTTGCGCCTTGATTGTGTTACTGTTTGTGTTGTCATGTGGTGATCTTGATAAGGTCTGGATGGAAACAGTGTACCTGGTAAAGGATAATCAGCAGTAAATATTTTGAATGAGGTTCCTGTGGGTGTCTCATTTCCACTAAACCCGAGCCTATCTCTAAACGTAGTGTTTACCCAAGTAACATCAGAAACAGAGTTTGAATACATGCACTCTACATGACCACTATCATTCAAATACCACTTGATTAGATTGGATGTATTTGCGCTTATATCTAGCTTTTCTAAGCAGTCCGTAGAATGCAAATCATCTATATCATTTGTAGTTCCTCGTTCTCTTATAGCAACGATTAAATCCTGTACTTTTAGATTCCCAGTAATATCAAAACTAAAAGTATTTGCACCTGATGAATCTTGAAACTCATACTCTGAGTCACTTGTATCGTTTCCTCTTGTCCAATCATTAGGACATGTAAAGGAAGTTGCTGCCCCTGCATAGCTTGAACTTCCAACACCTAAAACATCAGACCCGCTTTTAAATCTAACTCGAAAGCTATTGTCACAGGTGATCAAGATCTTATCATTTGCATTTATTGTAACGGTCCAATTGGTACCAAAAAGGCTAGTGGATTGTAATAAGTCAGATACTGCAAAGCCTGACTCTGACCCCCTACCATTTAAAAAACTGATAGCATCATCAAAGATGCCCTCACCTGTTCCAAATGTAGGCAAGGTTATATTATTTGAACCACGGCTAAAGACTGTTGAACCGCTCCAAGTTCGAGCATTAAAAGAACTTAATAAAGCAAAGTTAGGTGAGGGATTATTTAAAGGCATACTATCTCCTATTCATTCTAGGTGACCCTCTCCTCGAGGTGTTCATTATGGTTACGAGTCTGTCGGCAAGTGCCTGTTCTGCTGCCTTCTTTGTATCGTATACTACAGCACCACCAAAGTTAATATTAAAAACCATTGAGTCGTTTTGAATCTCTTCTCTTTGTGGACTTGGTGCCGTTGTAGGTGTACCCGTTGGTGACGAGCCTCCTCCAGGGCCGCCGCCTGTGCTTAAGGCATTTCCTGCCGCACCTGCAACCACCGCTGCCGTTCCAAATAAAGCAGCCGCCTTAAAAGATGCAGCTGATTTGGGGTCACCTAGTGCCACTTGTGCGAACCCTTTAGCTAAACTCATCAAAGATTCAACACCTGCCTGCTGAGCTAATCCTTTAAGAATCCCTGCCGTTGCCTCTTGGAATGAATCACCAAATAATAAAGCACCTACCGCCGCCTCTGCAAACCCTTTGCCATATTGATCAAAGTAGTCTGTTAATAGTTCAGTCTGCTCTTGTAAACTTTCTTGCTCAAGTTTAGTTCTCTCAAGATTAAATCTTTGTTGTATAGAGTTTAAACTTTCACCTTTAGCCTTTGCGAGTTCAACTTCTTTGCTAAATTGAAGTTCTAACAAAGTGAATCTTTTTTGTTGATCTGCTTGCAACTTTCCAAAATCAGTGACTGATTGATCAACCTCTAAATCTATTAAGCCCTCTGCTAATTGGTGTCTTAGTTCTATTTCTTTTATATTGTTTTCTTTTATCTTATCAAGTCGATCGTCATCTAATTGTTTTTCTTCAAGTGTCTTTTGTTTTTGGATTTCTCTGAGTGCTAATTGATGACGTCTTTCTTCAATCATTCTTTCGGTTGAGAATATCTTAGTGCTTCTTAATCCTACTTTGTGTCTCTCTTCCTCAAGTGCAATTGATTGCTCAATACCTTCTTTTTCAAGTTTAATCTTAAGCATCCTATTTTGAGACATCAAGGCTAAGTCTCGCCTTGCTTCTTGTATTTGTTGCTTTAATCTTGCCTCTGATTGCTTTTTTCTTGCTTGAAATAATTTTGCAGATTCTTCTTTTTCTTTTTTAATTATTTCAATTTGTTTTTGTTGTAGTCTAAGTCTCTCAACTTGCTGGTGTGTGACTTTTCCTTGCAACCTTAACCCAATTAAAATAGATTCTACTTGATCATGGTTAGCATCTTCAAGTTGTTCCTCGAGCTTTAATAGTCTTAGTTTTTGGTCATGTTCTGCTTGAAGTAAAAAAAGTTCATCACCTTTCGCCTGTTCCTTTGCCTTTAATAAAGCAAGTTCTTTTTGTAGATTCGCAAGTTTTTTTGCATCTGCTTTCAATGAATCTGTTGATCTTTTTTCAAGTTCTTGTTCTTGTTCAGCAGTTCTCATCAACTCATCAAGAGTATCTCGTTGTACTTTTTGAAACTCATGTAAAACTTTTTGTGACTCTTTTCTTGCTTTAATAAGGTTTCTTTCTGCCGCCTGTTTCTTCAATACATTTTGTACATAGACCGCACCTCCAACCTCTTCAGATTTTGCCTCCTCACGTGCTGCATCTGCTGCTTGTTTTTTTGCTAGTGTAATCTTTTCAAAGGTTTTTCTATATTTAGTCATTGCTTTTTCAAAATGCTCTTTAGCAAGTTGAGACTCAATGACTGCCAATGAAAACTTCTCAAGCTCTCTAGTCGTGGGTATCACACCTTTTTCTGCTAGTGCCTCAAGTTTTGATTGCAAGTCTGATGATGCTGCATTCATTGCCTCCTCTGCTTCTTGTGCTTCTTGAGCTGCTCCGGTGATCTGTCTAAATGTGTCATAAACTAAAACACCAGCAGCAACCACAGCGCCAATAGGACCGAGTAAAGCTAGAAAACCCTTGGCACCTGTGTTGCCAAGATTCGCAATGCCTGCACCTAATCCTTTGAAAGACTCTTTTAATTCACCCACAGCACCGCCCACATTCTCTAAACCTTCACCAAGCTTTTCATTAGTAGCACCGAGTGAGGAGGCTAATGCAGAACCAGTCTCACCAAGTCCCTCTAAACCCTCAGTGATACCGTCTATTTGTTTATCTACTTTTTGCGCACCACTTAATTGGATTTCAATATCAATTTCTGGAGTTGCTGCCATGGTTTAAGTCCTTTATTTGTTGGTCATGTAAACGGCTTTGCATTTCTTTAGTGTTATGATCGAGTATATCAAAGCTTTCTAAAATTGCACATGATGGGTTTTTAAAAACCTCAGTTAATCTAATTAAGCCCGATTGATGTCTATTAAATGCAGTGATTACACTAGCCATTTTATTCATGCTTGCCACTGGACAAGACCTTACTTTTAAGTCACTGTAGTCTTGTCCACAATTGGGCGCAATCCTGTAACCAGGTATGTAAAGACCATCTTGGTCTTTTTGTACAAGTGGCAAACCTTCTTTAAATGATCCTCCACAATTACCCCTTAGTTTTCTAAGTCCTTGCTTTGATCTGCATTGGTCGCATGACCATGAGCGCCCCTTACTAAATGGAATCCATACAGCAGAGGCAAGGGCTATTTTCCCTCATTACCTACCAAAGATATTCTTTGTATATGTAAAACGAGTTCAGTAATAGCTTGTATTCTGTGTGACTCTGGTCTTATGGCTTGTATATTCTCAAGGGTTGCCTCTTCACCATCAATTGAAATCAAAGAGGCTCTTATCATTTCTAAGTAAACTTTGTTTAAATATGATTGGTAGGATGATAGAGCGTGCTTTTCTTCGTCTGTGAGTTTATGATGCCATTGAGCTTTTCTTTTATCGTCAGATGGTGACTCAATCCATAACATTCTACCAAGTTCACTACGTGTAAAAGATCCTGCTCGAACCTCTGCCTCTTCTCTTTCACTTGGTGATAAAGCTTTTATTTTAAAGATTGTGGCTTCCTCACTAGCTACCCCATTAAAAACCCCATCATTTAAATATTCTTTTCTTTGGTCTTCATCAAGTTCAATTGATGGGTCAAAAGATAAGTATATATCCATGGTTGAATCTGAGGATACTAGGAAAGAAATAGCCATACCTTAAACTCCTAAACCGATTCTAAGGGGTGAGTTTGCGGCACCACTTTCTGACACATCGCCACCGAATCGACTTTGTTTATATGTTAATGTTTGCCGTACGATGTCGTTACCGCTTACATCGTAGGCGCTTGGGTCATTGGATAAATATGCACTAGGCAACATAAAAGCACAACCCAAACCGTTACCTATCGGTCCTGTTCCAACTAGTACTTGTCTCACTGTTCGATTAAAATAATCTTGATTAATAGTTGTGTTGACTGTGGATAAAGTCAAGTTTAACTCTACATCCACATCAGAAATCTCCATTCCATTCATGGCAAGTATAGAATCAGAGTGACCAAGAGGTGTCAAAGTGTTTGTGATTGTAAGGGTGAAGTCTTCACAATCAAGTTTAGTTCGAGCAAGTTTGTCACCCGCTGTGCTTGCATTGGTTAATGATGTAGGTGAAGTGGTTGAGATCACCACATAAGAACCACGGAAAAAAGGAGGCGCCCCTGTATTATAGGAGGGTTCAATTGGTCCAACTGCATTACCATGATCATCTTGAATACATGCAGATAGATATGTTAATTCAGCCATAACCCGCCCATTATCTAAACTAATAGATACAGATTCCAAAACACATCCAAAGCAATTGGTCTTAAAGTTTACACCATTGACTTGAAAGGCTACACTTGCAACCTTTTCGCCGGTATTAGTTCGAGATCCTGGATACCATGTTTGTAACGCTCTTATTGTGTCAGAAGTAGTCAAAGCAGAAAGAGCGGGTGAGATTGAAATCTTACCCGAATCATCATTATCGGTGACCGCTGTATACTCTGCACGTCCTGCAACCTCAACACCCAATAAATTACCAATTGCGTAATTAGTGTTAGTTTCTGTAGGTGTAAATGAATTTGTATTACTTACACCCGTAGGATTATCAGAAGTAAATGAATGCTTAGCAGTTTTAAACCCTGCACCTAAAAGATAACCAAGATAATTGGTATCGTAATTATCTGCTACCGTTCCAATGGTAGTCAAATCCAATTGAATCACCACTTGACCAGTCCGTCTTCTTACACGTGATCCACTTGAAAAAACTGTGTCAGGCTCAGGTGGTAAACCATAGGAACCGTCACGGGCATCATTTCGTTCTGATGCCACGGGTTCGCCATAAATCACGATGGGATCACGTTCACAAGGCACTGATACAAAAGTCAATCCAGAGGTTGAGGGTAGTCCTGTTGTAGAATCCAAAGATCCAAATGTAGTTTCATTAATAACGCCTATTGATCTGTGTGTGACGCTCATGTTTAATCCTCCAAGTATAAGAGATCAAATGGTAGTAAAAGGATAACTGCATCAATTACACCATTTAAATCTTGAATGTTTTCCGTTGTGGGTGAACCAGGTATAAGTGAGACTATACCGGTATTAACTAAATCATAGTTTGGACCTTTCAAAGTATCAATCAACTTTGAAGCATCTTCATTTATTAGACGTTTTAAAAACCCTAAATCTTGTGGTATATCGTATCTTACTCTCAATTCAATAGAGGTTCTTTTCCTGCCACTTAAACCCGCCTCTCCATCATCAGAAGCAAATCCTATAGTATCAAGTTCAAAGTATCGAGTATTATTTGTTCGAGTCTCTAAAGGCTGTGTTCTTCCTGTACCCGTGGCAATGGCAACAAAACCATGGTGTGAATCCGTCTTAGGTGTAATTGATTCAATCATGGATTCAAGTTTTTCTAGTGCTTTGAATATTCCTTGACTCATTATTTACTCAACTTATCGGCTATGGTTTGACGTGCTGTGACTATAATCAATCTTACATCATCAGGAGAAAGACCAAGATACTCACGTTTTTGATTTACTGCATATCCATAGTATTTAACATTATTAGTTAAGCCAATAACAAAGCGGGTTTGTGTAGCTTTTAAAATTACTAGATTGTTCATAAGTGATCCTGAAAGAACTAGGTCAACCTCTGCACTGTCTGTTTGACCTGGTACAGTACCCCTTTTTCTAGAAAGATTCTTGTATTCTCTATATCCACCGTCAAACCTCATGGTTTTACCCGTCCTACTCAATACACCGCCTTTAGGTTTTAATCTTGCCCCTGTGCCTTTATCTAAAGAGATATATATTCTTTTCTTTGAATACTGTTTGAACTTTGTACCATTTGCATCTATGCCCCTGCTTGTTCTCAGTTTTATAGATGCAAGTGTATCCATGGCAAGGCGCATGGTGTCCGCTTTGGTCCAGATCTGCTTAGGAAGATTTAATTTTATTTTACTTGGCATATTACCCCCAAATAGGAAATCACTTCCTATTTAATGTTTCATGCCTCTTGTGGCTGTAAAGAAGGCATCGTCACTTGTTCGAGTATAGCCTTTATAAGATGCCCTAAAATCCGAAGTCTTACCGCCTGTTTCTCTTCGATCAAGTTCGCCTTCATCTATTACACCGTCACCATCTACATCCAAGGCTAAAGACCTCAAGGCAATCTCTAATAAATCAAGTGACCTTTGTCGCATTTGTTCAGCTATATCCATCTGTAAACTTTGCTCGTAAATCATGGCTGTTGTGCAATATGCGTGACTTAAATGGAATTGCTCAGGATTAAAAACCTCATCCTCTGTCACATGATCTGCTATCACCACATCTCGAACTTGTAAAATAATCTCATCAAGTGCGCCTTTGATTTGCGGTTTATAATCGCTTTGTCTTCTTGGGATCATGTCTGCTAATTGTGGAAAAAGTGCAACCAGATCATCGTGAGTCAATCCAGTATCAAAAGGTCTTGGTGTAGACTTAATTAAACCTTTTTCCTGCTTAGACTGTGTGAGCGACCCAAGGTCTGTTACATAGTTGATTTGATATGGGTATGTATTAGCTGTGGTCAATACTGTGATTGTATTGGCTAAGGTTGTAGACCACAAGGCAAACTCTAAAGAAGCGCTTACAGATAAATCAATCTCACGTGGTAAAGGCTCGGCTAGTATGGCAGTGGTTCCCACAATACGAACTACAGTCACATTGTAAAAGGTATCACCATTGGTAATCAAAAAACCTTTCATCTGATCACGTTGTAACCCTGTCGCTTGATTATCAACTGTTAGAGTTCTTCGATCATTTGCAATTGATGTGACTGTAGCGTTTGACCTTGATTGGTTTAAATCATAATTGATACTGTCTAGAGTCAGAACTGGGGTTCCTGAGATTGGACTAGGTGCAATCCAGTCGAAAGTGTATGTTTTATTTAATACTGCTTTTCTCATCTTTTCTTAGCTCCACTGTTCGCATCTGTAATATCTTTTGAGGTTGCCTTCTTGAGGTTTGCAAGTTCTACAAAGTTAGAAGTTACAGGACTCCAAGAGTGACGACAGTTATATCCGCCGCCTGACGATCTAACTGAAAGACCTTGATTGTTATTAAGCTTACTCATCTGATCTTTACTGATCACTTTGTTTATAAGTGCTTTACAAAAGTTACGTGTAATCCCGTCCTTTGGTCCTGTATATAAATACAAATCCATCCCAACGGCATCGGCTGCAATCATATTTACAGATCTTCCAAATTGACTGATCTTGGTTCTAACCTCCGTGGTTAATGAACCCGCACCACGCTCCAATGATTGAGCAAGGTTGCTCATGGCTTGATCTTTGGGAGTATCTACAACCATACTCAATAAAGAATCTCTCATGTTCTTTGATACACTTGGTACTACTATATCATCAAAAACATTTTGCACAGTTAAAGTCTTAAGTGCCTCTGTTTCATTATCAATAAAGAGAGGTGTCCATGTAGGGTCTACAACTGTTAAGGATTCATTTATTGCTTGTATGAGTTTATCTTGCTGTTCAATAAAATCTTCTATTGATTCAGCAAATCCGCCTTGTAAAACAAGGTCTATTAATTCTTCTTTTTGAAGATTCAATAATACAGCAGGATCAGTTTGTTTTAGTAGTTCGTCAAGTTGTTTTACTAACTTCTTTGATGAAGAGGAATAAACTTTTTCAAATTGATCCGCTGCTTTTTTTTCTGCTTTTAGTTCTTTGATCTTTGCTTTGGTTATGTCGCTGAGTTGCTTAGGTTGATTCTTTAATTGTTTCTGTAAGTCTTGAATTGCTTTTTCATCAGCATCAACACTCTCAGCTAACATCACATGTGAATGATCACCTAAGCAACAAAACATAAAATACTCTTATAGACAATCAGTCACTAAGAATCCAAAGGAGGAATCAATCATTTTAAACTCGTTTACTGATTCAGCCCATACGTAACGCCGAATTAAATCAAGTGAGTCGTATTGTCCTGCAATCATATCTTTGTACTCAAAGTCTAGAGCGGTTACAGGCATTGCCTTAACATTTCCTGTCTTTGATACAATTGCATCTGAACCTTTCATAATTCCCATAAAGATTTGGTCACTTGTCCAGATGTAACCCTCTGAAGATGTGGCACCGGCTGCGGCTGTTTCACGTCGTGCGGCTCCAACATAAACATGAGGAATACCAAGCACATTACGCAATACTTGGATAATCGCCTCATCATTTAATAAAAGGTTTCCACTTGCAATACCAGCAGTAGCGTCACCTACATAACCACGCATCTCAGGGTTACGGGCCAGCTCTCTAAAGATGTCACGGCCCAGGATAAGAGTATCTGGATTGATGCCATGTGAGTTTGCAAATACCAAGTCTTTTACAATGTGAAGATCACTTAAAGGTTCTGCACCAGCTGCATTAAACTTCACACCTTTACCGCCGGGGATTGCATTAGCGTCCGACTTTGAACCCGCCGCGTAATTGCCCGCAGTGAAAAGAACATCAGCAGCACGCTTCTCTTTGGACAGTTTCATGGTTCGTGCAACTTTACGAACGATCCGACCCTCTTCACTGCCGGGATATTGTGAATCTTCAATATCTTCCATTGCGATAGAATCACTAGCAGAATAGATCTTTGCTTTATAAGTCAAGTTAGTTCGATCAAAAGAGCCAATCATTGCACGACTTGCACCGGGCGCCCGCTCAAGATCTAACTCAGGTGAACCCATAAAGTTTCGAGTGTTTTCAATTAAGAGTGTACCACTTCTCTCAGGGATATTTACTTTCTCAAAGATTTGATCGGCAATTAATTGTGAATCACTAGGGATTGCCTCAATTGCGAGTGATGTAAGAATCTGATCAACTGGATGTATATTACTATAAGATGAAGCCATTATTTAAACTCCTTATGCTTTTACAACAGATGGACCAGTGAACAAAACTAAAAGCTGTTCACCGGCGCCGGCTGTTGATGTTTGGTTGATGTTGGGAAGAATGCGGCATACTGGATATTCATTTGCAGATCCTGAAACAACTTTTACTTGACCATTGGTCGTTGCTGTTAAAAGAGGTGCTGTGCTAAAAGTCAACCCAGTGCTTGCAATAACCCGTGTTGTACCAAAGACAACCACTTCAACAGAATCACCAGCAGCACATGCACGTTGTGCAACGCCAACACACCCGATATCAGTCCCTGCATCTGTGATACCAACTTTACCATTACCGTCAATGGAAACAAGAGCAAATTCAGTGATGGCTTCAGCTGCCACAAAGCTTTGAACAATATTTTGAGTCTGCATGATTAAACTCCGTATGCTTGATTATATTCAGAAGAATTAGAAGTACGGAACTCAGTCAAAGCCTGACTATAACTGATGCCCTTATCTTCACTTAATTTTTTAACTTTAAGATTGATTGTTTCTTTTGTGATCTCTTGACCGCTTGCACCGTGTCCAATGGTTGTCATAGGCACAACGCTATTGGAGGGACGCTCACTAAACATATTCCAAAAAGATTCACGTCCTTCAAGTTTCATGTCATAAGCCTCTCGAGCAACGCTTTCTTCATTTGGTGAGATCTTGCCTTCACTCAAAAGTTGATTAACTGCCGTGGTTTTTTCAACTTCAATTTTAGCTTGTCGGAGCTGTTGCACTTGCTCACGTAACATTTGAATCTCAGACAGTAGCGCTGGACTTGTAAATGATTCACTCATCTTTTTATGTTCCTTCATTTTCTTCTTTTTATCGTCATCATAATGCTCATTCATCTTCTTTTTATCGTCATCATAATGCTCATTCATCTTCTTTTTATCGTCATCATTATGCTCATTCTTTTTTTCAGAATCTTCATGTTCACCACGCATTTCTTTTTTATCTCCATAGTGTTCATTTAATTCTTCATTATCCTTGGCAATCTTCGACTCGTTATCCTCATTCATGGATTTTACTTGCTTCTCAAGTTGTTTGATCATTTCGTCTTTTTGACGGTTTAAATCTTGTTCTCGATTTGCAAAGTCTACCAAGTCATCGTGATCCATAGCATTCAACTGATCTTTTGAATACATGCTCAAACTCTCCTTTAGTGTAACTCTGTCTATTTTATTAGACTGTTGTGCAGGACGTGGGGTAAGTGTGATTGCTAAAAGTTGAGCATCTCCCACTTTATCACCGCCGTCACGGGTAAATATGTCACCATGTAAATACTCAGGACTTGACCAAAGTATGCCACCGGCTTCATTAACTACTTTTAAACCTCTTTCATTATATGCAGGGATTGCATATAAACCGTCACTCTTAACTTCTAGGTCTACTATGACACCTAGGGCATTACCTGCGTCCGGTCCTTGTATACCATTTTGGTATGGGCTGGTCGCATGTTGCCAATCAATAATGACAGGATCTGACTCTTTCCTTAAGTTAAATACTCGTACCATCTCATTTAAGAGATCTTGGTCTATGGCATCTCCAATCGGCTTGCCATTCATACGAGAGGAAACTTGACCGAGTGAAAGAGTTTTAAACGGTTTCCCAATTGTTAAACCATCAGGTAAATCATAAGTCCTAATCTCATTTAAGACTAATGCCTCACTATATGCCGTCAAAGATTTGACTTTTTGATCCGCTGCTTTCATTTGCTTTGTGACCTTTCTTGAGTAAGAGAATCCATCATCACCACCCCAAAGATGCCAAGCTTGCCAACCCTTTCCTTGGTCACTCCATGTAGAACCTTTTTTATCTACTTCATGTCTTGTGAAGTATGCAAACATCCTCTTGACTGTGTCTGGACTCAACTGTTTACCGTTGGCTAAATCCCTTGCTCGAGCAAGTCCAACCTCAGTGCCTCCCCTTTGACTTGGTGGCTTTGTTGCTCGAACCTCAAGACCACGTTTAGCAGCATCTTGCACACCCTTTGGAGGTGTGAAGTCTATATGTGAATACTTGTCAGGAATATTTAAAAGTTCTGCTTTTTTCTTGGCTTTACTTTTTTGTGGATGTCCCTCGGGTAAAAGATCTAGATCTGTTGTATATGCTTTTTTTCTTTGTCCTGTTCCAACTAACTTTAAAAAAGCTTTGACCCTTGCTAGTGCCCATTGCTCACGGCTTGTGACTTGAGGACGGTGTGAAGAACTAAAGGCGCCTGCACCTCTTTGATATACTGCCTTAAGAGTACCAAGATCTACTTTTTTCGATTTGGCTGTGTACTTTTCATTATGCTCATCTCGATAGTTTTCTAAGGTTTTTAAAGATTTCTCAGGAATCTTGATCCCACCTCTTGAACCACTGGCAGCGCCCTTGGGATTCTTCTTTGATCCTCTCACTCTGTCTTTGGGCGGTGCTGGTGTTTGTGCCTCTGTTCTTTTCTTCTTTACTCTAATCTTCTTAACCATTGGTTTTCTTCCTCTTGATTAAAGTCTCAGCTAATGCAGCAACACCACCGCCTTGTTTTGCCGTTCGATCAATTGGGGATCTTTCAGCAATCTCAGGCAATTCACCTGCACCGAGTCGCTCACGTATTGCTCTTTCAAGCTCATCATCAGGAGTCAACAAACCGGATTGAACTAGACCGGGCAACATGCCCAATGATTCTGCCAAATCATCAGTATCAAGACCTGTATGAGTTAATCTAGGTAACTTAGATGGATCTACATAACCATAGTTCCACCTTATCAATCTTCCTATGGTTCCACCCCCACGCCTATCGCATCCACTTATCTGGCTTGCCACAATATCGCAAAGATTAATAGCAGCACGCCTAAACACTGATAAATGAACTTCACCCACTGACCTCGAGCCAGTATCTGAAATACCAAGGTTTGCAAATTGTGCTAGGAAAGCTTGACTGATTTGGTTATCACATTCTTTGATGATGTCCAATGGACCTTGTGAATAAAGGTATGGTGTAGTTGAGTATGTATCAAACTTAACAACTGGAGACTCAACTAGATAAGCTAATTCAGTAGAGAGTAGCGCCTCTGCTTGAGCCGCTGCATCGTCAATCATGGCGCTTACATCAGCATCATTCAGACCTTGCATTTCAGCCTGACCACGATCAACAGAAACCTTAGGTGTAGGAATTGCCCATCGTTCAAGCCCAACACACATTAAATTAGAAACACGTTGTTTAGTTCTCCACCACCACCACACAGGACGTAACATGCCAATGCCCTCAAAGTTTGAACCTGTTCTATTAAGTGTCAACAAAAGGAGTTTGTTTGCGGGTATGGGTTCAGGTGTGTATGTGTATCCGACTACATTCTGCATAACACCATCTAAGTGCTGACCATCCTGAGAAAGCCATTTATTGTGAGCGCTTGGTTCTCTGTCTGCATAATAATCGAGCCACACTCTAATTTTGCCCTCTGAATCTGGACCTACCTTA